GGGTCTACCAGCATTCTAACTTTGTCAACATCGTCAACTAAATCAGCCCACTCATAGTCTGCCAAGCTCAAACGTCTCCGTGAGTGGGGAGTATCAATTTGTGGTGTATCGCCATGTCTGCTAGTTCTTAATTGTGCAGCAGTAACTCCGACTTGATCGAAGAATGCGTTTTTACCATTGATATTTTCCACATCCACAGAACCTCTTAATTTACTTCCCATTTGTTGAGAAAGCATAGATACGTTAGAACTATACTGTTCAACAAAAGAAGTAGTAATTTGAATACTCATAATCGTATTCTCCTCTTGGTTATGTTTATGTTTAAGTTAAACGGCTGATTATCCTTGCGGGTCGAAACCTGGCTTTTACATCTTTTAGATGTTAGTCTTTCCTAAAGTCAACTGGGGTCTATCGATTATCCCAATATTTCAGCTATACTTGATTTTTTTTTTCTCGTAAAGCTAAAACTTCTTTAACAGCTGCATCATGGTTAGGATGTTTTTTATTCCAATAAGCAGAACCTTCTTGTGTCAAATTTCCAATTTCTTTTTCTATTTGTGCTGGTGTTTGATAATTTGGCCCAGAAGATTGCGTAATACTATCTTCTCCCATTTTTGCTGCTAAATCTGCAAATGCTTTAATCATAACTGGATGATCTCCAAGTTTAGTTCCATCTGCTAAATTAGTATTAAACAATTCGTTAGCTCCAACAGTTTTTGCAAGATTAGTAGCCTGGCTAATTTTTTGTTCGTATGCTTGACCCCACTCTTGTTTTAGTTCTTTGGTACTGTTTTCTCTAGCTGCTACAGCTACGTTATCTTGTTCTTGTAAACTGGCTGCTTGCATATCATTATAAAATTTAACAACACCATTTGCTTGACCAGGAAGTAATCCAAGTTTATGAGCTTGATTTGAAAAATTGTTTAATACTTCTTGATTTATTGTTTGATCTTCTGGCAAATCATATTTGTATCCAGTAGCATCTTCGGGTCTGCCAAGTCTTTGATAAACTGCATCCCAATCTTTTTCTGTTGCAAATTTATTAGGTACTGGAATTTTATCAGCTCCTACTAATTTTTGTGCATGAACATAAGACTTTGCTAAACCTTCTATATCTTTAATATTTTCTAAAGATTTATCAGCTCTTATTTCTTCTGATAGACTAGCTTTCCAATCTGTTGCTACTGTTTCTGCTGTTAATGTTGTATCGCTTACTGGTGTTTCTACAGACACTTGACTTGTTGGTTCAACTGCTACCTGGTTTGTTTCACTACTCATTTATCCTCCGATGGTTTTTTGTTAAGCATATTATTAATAAACAAGATTACAAATCTTGTTCCTTCTAAAAATGCGCTTTCATGGCTATCGCCTTTAATGTGTGTAGTATTATAAAAGCTGCATCTTTTTTTTAGATCTTCCAAAACCTTTTCTCCAGTTTCAGAACTAAAAATTTGTTTATAAGCAAGTTCTATTTCTTTAAGATCTTTACTGTTCATTTAGTACCTTTAAAGCTGGAGCTACTTTCCCAGCACTTTCCGCTACTTGTTGAGCTTGTTGTAATTGCATTTGTTCCATTTCTTGTTGTTGTTTTTGCTGTTGCATTTGTTGTACTTCAGCTTTTGATCTCATAATTTTAGCTGGCAATCCTAATACTTCCTGGATGTGGCCAACTAATCCGTCAATATCTATGTAATCAAAAACGGGAGCTATATTTTGCATTGAACCAAATATTTCTATTCCTCTCATAACTGAAGATAGCTCCTGGCTCTTTTGTGCTTTTGCCAATGGAGATACATATTCAATTTCTACATCTTGATCGCCAAGTTCTTCTGGGATTGGCGGTAGTTTATTATTTTTAAATAATAAATTAAATGATCTAGTAATTAATGGCTGCAATAGTTCAGATTGTAATCTGCCTAACACGGGGCCAAGTAATCTCATTTTTTCTTCAGTTCTTTGTAAAACTTCTGTAGCTGTCATGTTTTGATTTCCAGTTGTCATTAACTGATCTACAAAAAAGTTTTCCCTAATAGCTTTTCTTCTTTGATCTTCCATGTTTAAACCAAGAGGATTGTTTGAACCTATTTGTAATGGTTCAATTCTTTCTCTAGTTCCAGATCTATAAAAATTTAATCCTCCAGGTACAGTTCTAATAGGTAAAATAAAACCATCATCGGGTACCATTAAAGGTGGATCAATTTGCTTTTGAGCTGCTTTGATAGTTGTTTTAGACATTGTGTTTAACATCTTCGTATCTGGTAAAGCATTCATCGCTGGAGATCTTCCATAAATTTCGTTTGATGAAGATTTTAAATATCTAGGTACAACATAAGGAAATTCTTTAAATCCACTTTCTCTTAATAGAGTTCCAGTTTTTTCGTGAACATGACAAGAAACATAATCCATATTTTTTGAATTGTCATAACCCATTGGTTTATCATTTGGATAAACAGAATGAATAATACTTGTGTCATCGTATGGGAATTTTTCTATATCTGTTTGGATTGATCTTGGTAGATTTGCATCCGCATATAAAGCTGGGATGTTTTTATTTTTGATTTGAAATTTTCTAGTTAAACTATCAACTAAACCTTTTTCGTTTTCTGTAATAAATATTTCTGAAATATGTAAAGTTTTAAATCTTAAATCATCTTTAACATCATCTGTAATAAACATAGCAGACGTACCAAATGCTAGAAGCTCATGGTATAATTCAAATATTTCTTGTTGGAAGTTTGATCGTGCAAAGACTTGCTGCATGATTTTTGATACAGTTTCTAACCATTCATTCGCAGCATCATTGTCAGCTGCCATTTGGTTTCTAAATTTTAAGATAAACCAAGGAGAAACAGTATTAGTCAACATACCATTTAAAGATGAAGATAATAATTCTAAAGCGTGAGTAGCTGTACCATCGAATATTTGATCGTGTCGCTTATCGCCTTTAGTATGTTTTTCTGTAATGTTAGCTTTTCTTGGTAAAAAATAATCTGCAATTTCTTGCCAATGATCTTCCCAGGTTACTCTTTGAGCTTTGAGAGTTTTATATCTCTCTAATACCATTTTTGCTTTTGGATCTTGTGCCATCTATGCTCCTAATTTTTTTTTAGTTGTTTGAAGTGTGCTATCGCCTAAACCTTGTGCAGATTTTAAAATAGTTTCTGATCTACCTTTTTTCTTATTAGCAACAAGTATTTGATCTCCAGACATATTTGTTGATTGTGCTTGCGTAACTTCAGCATTAGTTGGAGCTATAACACCAGATGATGCTACTTGTTTTGTAGCTAAAACAGTTTGGTTATTATCATTACCGCCACTATTAGTTACTTCCCTACCATAAGCATCTACTTCGCCTCTACCTCTAGCTCTTATGTAATCTTCATAAGTATCATATTTACTATGGCCAGCTTTTTTAACTTTGGTATCAAAAAAATTTCTATTAACTTTTTCTGTATGTTTGGATAAGGGATTATTTTTAATAGCATTTAATACTAATCCTCCACTTTCAACTATTTTTTTAATAGGATTTTTAGGTTTTGTATAACCAAATTTAGTTTTGTTATCTCCTCCGCTATCTCCTTTTGATGATGCTCCACCCATATTATTCTCCTAACATTTTCTTTTTAGTTGTTAGCTCGTCATCTTCCAAGCCATCAGCTGTTGTTAATATTGTTGAACTTCTACCTTTTCTATTTCTTCTAATAGCTGCTCTTTTTTCTTCTGTTTCTTTTGCTCTTTTCTCATCCTCATAAGAAGGTGGTTCTGGCAATGGTTTTGGTTCTGGTATCGCTGGCATTGCTGGTGCTTTTGGCATAAAAATTGACATAATTATTTCTCCGTGTGTATTGCGTAATCACTTTCAGCTGTTTGCTGGCTAGCGAGTTTTTGTTTTGGTAATTCCGATAAAGATATGGCCATATACCTTGCGGCATCGCAAGCGTGTGAGCTAAAATCCTTAACGGGTTTTGCACTAAAAATTCTCATCTTGTCGTTAAACTTTCGATGATGATGTCTTAATGCAGCTATTAATGGTTTTGTTGTTTCTGCATCGAACCAACATTTAGGTAAAACCATTTTTAAACTGTGGATCCCATCTTCTAATGGGAGTTTTGGCAGTACCCTAAATCTTATTCCTAATTGATAAGCAACCTCTCGTCTTGTCTTACCATTACTAAATTCTGTAACTTCTATATCGTGTGGCGCATAGTGTTCGCCATAAACATAATCTTTATCTTTTATGTATTGAACATAATGCGGCAAACCTTCTTTGTTGTTTTCATAATAATCAATAATCATTATTTGATTACCCACTTGTTGAAAAAAAACTATTGCCGTATTATCTCCGTAACCCAAATCCCATGCTGTATTAACTAATAGCGATGGATCATAAGCGATCCTGGTTATCTGTTTATTATCTTCTAATTTCTGTATTATATTTCCATAAATACTTCCCGATACGTTTGCCACCCAATCGCACTCAAATTCCTGAAGGAATTTTGATTCTCCCATCTGTGCTTTAGCAGCGTCTAGTTCTTCTTGATCTACTAATTTTGTCTCACTTGCTTTAGCAGTATAAGCTAACCACTTTGGATCACTTAATGCGTATTGGTATAAATCATAAAATATATTA